TGTTCGCATCTAAAGAATACGCACCTACGGCTACGTTATCTGTTCCGGTAGTGTTTAACCGCAACGCCACTACGCCCACAGCTACATTATTTGAAGCAGTAGTATTAGTTTTCAAAGCCCCATTACCTACAGCTACGTTGTTATTGCCTGTTACCTCAGCTAGTAAGCTTTCATGACCAACGGCAACATTACCTATCCCAGTAGTTATACCTGCTCCTGCATTATAACCTACAGCAACAGTCTGATCACCAGTAGTAATCGCAGTACCTGCCTCATCACCCACGACAGTATTATAATTACCACCGGAGACAATGGAGTTACCTGCGTTTACGCCAAAGCGGACGTTGGAGGTTCCTAATGTTGGGGTGCTGAGTGAGCCGTCTGCGCCACTAACAAACAACCGTACTGTGCCTCCTGTGGAGAGGTTGATTGATCGAGTACCATCAGTATCTATTGTGAGCACACCTGCCGTATTACCTAGTGAACCTATTGCTGTTGAGCTTGTTGCAGTGCCTCCGATAGAAAGAGTAGAGCCGCTATGTAAGCCTACATCACTCGACACAGCCAATGTACTAGCCATAGCCACAGCGCCATCTATATCCACAACGTCCAAGTGAGTAACGCCATCTACGTCTATGTTGCCTGCGATGTCTAAACCGCCAGTGCCTGAAAGCGCTAAAGCCTCCGCAGACGCATCCCAGAAGAACTTAGCCGTTGTGCCTGTGTCCTCGTAGAAGCTGATGTCTCCGTTGGAGGCTATAGTCATTTGACCACCTGCATCGGACATCGAATTATAATTAAACCTTAACTTATTAGTGTTCGAGCCGTTAGATTGATAGATGTAAAAAGGATTGTTACTTCCCTGAATCTTTACTCCTGCATGAATAGAATCACTTGCGTTATCTGATTTTGCAATTAAAAGAGCATCACCAAACTCTGCAGTAGTTGCGTGTACTTCTATAGAAGCCCCTTGACCTGCTGTTTCTCCTTCAACCAAAAGCCCATCCATCGTGGCTGTGCCGGTAACGTCTATTGCCGCAAACGTAGGACTATCAGTAGTAGCTACGCCTTGGTCAAGAGCTTTAACGCTTGCAATGCTAGTAAGCTCTGAGTCCATCAAAGCACCAGCGGCTGTGACGTTGGTTACATCTGTAACATCTGCTAAGGCTTCAATGCCATCTAGCTTAGTATGATCAGCATCTGTAAAGACATTAGAGTCACTCGCGGCTTCCACGGCTGTACGAATCTCTGCATCAGTTTGGTCAGCAGTTGCTGAAGCTTCAATAGCATTTAGCTTTGTGTGATCTGCGTCTGTAAAGACATTGGAATCTGTAGCGGCTTCTACGGCTGTACGAATCTCTGCATTTGATTGGTCTGCGGTTGCGGAGGCTTCAATGCCATCTAGCTTTGTACCATCTGTAGCAACATCACGACCATCAAAGGTGCTGTTAGTTGTAATAGCCCCTGTCATAGCACCACCAGCTTTAGGCAACGCAACGTCTGCTGTAGTGCCTTGTGCGGCAGTAGCATAGTCCGTAGAATCAAAAGCCTTAACCTGTGCAAGGTTAGTGACTTCGCTATCCATTAGTGCGCCAGCGGCTGTTACGTTAGCTGTATCAGTGACATCAGCGCTAGTTTCAACAGTATCCAGCTTAGTGCCGTCTGTGGCTACGTCACGGCCGTCTATAGTGCTGTTAGTCGTCAAAGCGCCTGTGATGGCAGGGGTAGCCAAGGTTTTGTTCGTAAGTGTCTGAGAGCCGCTTAGCGTGGCTACAGTGCCATCTATGGCCATTGTTACGCCGTTGCCTGACGCAGTAGAGGTTACACCTGTACCGCCAAGCAAGCTCAAGGCTTCTGAATCTAAATCAATTGAGATGCTTGTTGTGCCATCAGTCAGGTCGAGGTCTTGTGCAGTAACTTGAGAGTCTACGTAGGCTTTAACACTCTGCTGAGTTACTAGGGCTGTTGCGCTATCACTAGCCATGTTGTCTTCATCAAGAATGTTTGTGACTGTAACAGCACCAGTACCAGACAATCCGTCAAACTCTACAATGCCATCTACGTCTACGTTGCCTGTGACAGTAATGTTTCCACCAACTGTAAGGTTGCCCGTAGCTGTCAGGCTGTCGATGTAAGCGTTCTTGAAACGCAAAGCATCCGTGCCTAAGTCTACGTCACTGTCAGTAACTGGATACACTATACCATCTTCAATACGCACTTGTTCAACCGCACTGCCGCCTACTTCTACAAAGATGCTCCAGCGGTTGTTGGTACTATCAACTACAATTTTGTTTTTAAAATCTGCATCACCAATGATTTCAATGTTGCCACCTTCACCAGCGCCCCCATCGTGTTGGTGTCCGGTTGTGCCCGACGCAGCATACGCAAAAGCATTTACGAGCTGGTTATATTCATCATTAAACAACGATGCTGTAATGGTGTCGCCGTCTGTTAGGCTACTTTGTCGTGTATAACTTGTTCCTGCCATCTGGGTTATCTCCTGCCTGCTGGGACGTAATTTATGTATATGCCGTTGATTGCGTAGGGTGCATTCTGATCTTTGCTACTAATTCTAAAGCTACAAGAATGTCCGCTGCCCTGTAGGGCTTGTCGAAGCATAGGGTCGTTACTTGCTCCGAAAATAGCTGTTCCAAATACTGCAGCTCCAAAGATTGCTGGGAGCGGAACAGCATCTAAAACATAATCAGGCGGCTGTGGTATTGATGTATCTTCGTAATCGTAACGCACTCTAAGTGTTGGTTGCACTTCGCCTTCGGGCGTAATAGAGATTTTTGCGTAATGTAAAGTCTTTCGAGTTCCGATGTCACCAAAGTCATAGTTAGGTGTTGAATACTGTGCGTCAACATTAAAAGCTGCGCCGCCTTCATAAAAACTATTTCCTTCGTCATGGTTATAAACATAGCCGTCTAAATCTCCGTGGAACTCTCTCTCTACTCCATTTGCACTAAAGCCTGACATGAAGGCTGTAGCTTGTATGCCTTTTGTTTCTGACCACTCAAAGCCATTAGATGTAAGTGTTCCTATAATGCCTTTGGAGACTTTTGAAGATTCTCCGTCTATTGTATAAAATAATCTGTATTGCGACTTGCTTCGTAGCACTGAACTCGCTATTGTGTACGTATCAACTGACTTAGCAAGAGTTGAAGTGATAGACTGTATCTGTCGGCTTACTGAGCCTAACTCAACGTCACCAATACGAGATGTACCAGCAACAGAACGAATGCCATCAGGACTTAAAAATACTAAGTCACCGCCAATCTCCTGAATGCTTTGTGAGCTTAGGCAGCCTACGTTTTGTGTAATAGGTACAATAGCAATGTTGTTACTGTCGTTAATGTTTATAAGTTTATGTAAGCTATTACGACAGAAAATAATTAAGTCGCCTCGGAAGCTTTTAAGTCCAATTACTTGATCGGCCAACTTTATGTTACCAGCTCCGGCGCCATTAAAGTTTTCAGGCTCAAAGTTATGACTGTAATAAATAGTATCTTTGGCTGCATCAGCTCCAGCAACTACTAAGTGATGGTCATGCACAACACACACAGTAGGAGCATGTGTGTCTGTTACTGTGATTTCTTCTGCAAAGAAAGTGCGAGTAGTTAAACTCCCAGCACCTTCCATGTGGAAGTAAAAAGGTTTGTTTACCCCGTCACAAATAATAAGCTGACCGTAGTCAGTGTTGCCTTCATACAACGCAAAGCTAGATTGTTTCTGCCCAGTTCTCGCGTCTAAAGACCTTCCAGTAAATGTTGCGTAGTTGTCGCCGCTTGCGTGAACCGAAGCCCTATTAATCTGTAACCAACTATTGCCATCAACACTAAAAAAAATACCATCGCCTGAACATGCTATAAGGCCATCTGCGTAAACTTTAAGGCCTAAAATTTTATTATTTCCATTTGGTCGCGTGTTTCCAAAAGCTGTGTAGCCGTTTACACGGCGATAGCCACCATCAGGATCGACTTCAAAGTTTATAAGCTTTGTAGCTAATCCGGGCTGCGCAAGCATCTCAAGCTGATTGAGGTTAGTATTTAAACCTCCTTTGCACGAGATACCAAAGGGTTGGGAAGCTGCCATATTATACGAATCTCATTCTGTCGTCTTTAATGTAAGTAGGCGAAGGTTCAATAAGGTTTGACCGCATGCTGCGTAAACCCTTCTTGTAGTCATCAAGTGCAAATGCAGCAGCTTGAGGGTTATCTTTGAACTGCCAAATATAATATCGTGCTTTAGCTAAAAGAACTGAGCTGTACATCTCAGGAAACACAAGAGTGTCTGAGTATGCAGTTAGTTTTGTAGGGAGTGTCCACGCATAGAACCACACGCGGTACGCTCTGTCTGGAATAGGGCTGAGGCCAAATCTGCGGCCGTCAGGACTTCTAATAACTCTATTAGGCTGACCGTATTGTTGAGTGTCAGCGTCATCTAAATTCTCGGAGACTCGTCTAAAGTCTTTCCATGCTTCGGTAGTCATGAAGCGCAGGTTGCTT